CATATATATAACCCCTACGGGGTTAATATATTGGCCCTCAAAGGGAGTGGGTGTTTGGCGTGATTTAGACTCTACTTGGGCGAGAGGTGGTGAGCCCGTTATGCTAAATTTTGAAAATTTAGACAAGACTGTATTTGCGGGGATTCCACCATACGGTATCCCGGAGATTCAGTCAGAACATATCGATATCCGGCATCTGGAATGGATACCGTTCAATTACGCCAAGACAGCCAAAAACCGGAAAAGTAAAGGCATCCACTTTTATTTGGATGATTACCAGTTCAACAGACTTTGGAACCGGCCAGATGACTACATCTCGTTGCTATCTGCTTTTGGGGCAGTATGTACACCGGATTTCTCGCAGTATACCGATATGCCAGTTGCCATGCGCATTTATAACCACTACCGAAAGCACTGGATGGGCGCATATTGGCAGATGCACGGTATCCGTGTGATACCAACAATCTGTTGGAGCACACCGGATAGTTTTGACTGGTGCTTTGACGGAGAACCACGCAATGCAATCATTAGTATTTCCAGTGTCGGGACACAGGCGAGGCCAGAAACGCAAGAAGCCTTCGCCGTTGGGTGTAGGCGGGCTATTGAGGTGCTGAAACCATCTGAAATTCTATGGTATGGGCAATGCCCGGAAGAGTTTGACTGGAATGTGGTACGAATAAAACCTCACTATGAGGACGTTGTCGGGAGGCGAAAGAATGGGCGGAAGAGGTAGCGCTGGAGGCGACAGAGGGAAGATTGCATCATTCCCCAAACTTGTCGGCAGCGAAAAGCAGATAGCGTGGGCAACAGATATTAGGAACCAGGCATATACAAACTTGGATACGATTGAACGAAACGCAAGGAAAGTATTCACTGACGGCGGGAGAATGGATACAGGTATTTCAGTGAAATCTGTTGAAACTGTTCGCCGAGAAATTACTTATGTTTTCCAGAACCAAGCCAATGCGAAAACGCTTATCGATTCAAGAGGTACGTTTTCTTTTGGCACTCTTGACCGGATGGTTAGAGAAGAAGAAAGAACAGGATTCATATCAGAGGCGCAGAAGAAAAGAAGAAAAAGGTAAGACGAGGTGGTGATTTGTGCCTGCACGGCTCACGGATAAGCAGCAACGGTTTGTTGCGGAATATTTGGTAGATTTAAACGCAACGCAGGCGGCAATCCGGGCCGGATATAGCGCAAAAAACGCGGATAAGATAGGGAGCCAGTTACTAGGCAAAACTAGAGTTTCTGAGGCAATACAAGCAGGGAAAACAGCTAGAATCGAGAGAACAGAGATTACACAGGATTATGTGTTAAGAAAGCTCAAAGAGATAGCTGATTGCCCCGCATCAGACGCACAGGACAGTGATTTGAAATACTCCAGCAAAATAAAAGCACTTGAACTGTTAGGGAAACATGTGGGAGCGTTCGATGGAAAGGCGAACGGAGATGGAGATACGGAGGTTAAGGTGGTCATAGATGTCTGAGATTCGTTTATCGTCCGTCCTTGGACCTGCATTCCACCTACTGGCTCGTGACGTATTCCAACACGGACACACACACTATGATTTGTCTGGTGGCCGAGGCTCGCTTAAATCTTCCTGCGTTTCCCTGCTGGTGCCGCTTATCTTGCTGACCAATTCAAACACCCACGCCTTGGTACTTCGCAAAGTGGCGAACACCATCCGGGACAGCGTGTATGCACAATATCTATGGGCAATCGGAGAATTGGGTATGGCGGCGTACTGGGACGCTAAGGTTCAACCTATGGAGCTGATTTATAAGCCAACTGGGCAGAAAATCATGTTCCGGGGCGCTGATGACCCCATGAAAATAAAGTCCATTAAGGTTCCGTTCGGATATATCGCTGTAACACACTTTGAAGAAAAAGATCAGTTTTCCGGTCGGGCGGAGATTCGAACCATTTTACAATCTACCATGCGCGGCGGGTCGAAGTTCTGGAACTTTGAGAGCTACAATCCACCCATAAGCCGGGACAACTGGGCCAATAAGGATAGCTTGGAGGAAAGAGCAGACAGGCTGTGCCACAAGAGTACATACTTGGAAGCCCCACCGGGGTGGTTGGGGGCGCAGTTCCTAGCAGAAGCTGAACACTTGAAGACCACGGACGAGAGGGCCTATCGCCATGAATACTTGGGCGAAGCTGTCGGCACCGGCGGGAATGTATTTGAGAATCTGGAGTTGAGGGAAATCACGGACGAAGAGTTCGCTTCCTTTGACCGTATCTATCAAGGTGCGGACTGGGGCTGGTTCCCGGACCCATTTGCCTTTATCCGACTCCACTATGACCGGGCTAGAGAGACAATATACCTAATGGACGAGATATACCAAAATAAGCTGACCAACGAGGCGAGCGCAAAGTTGATCCTATCCAAAGGATACAAGGATGCTTACATTACCTGCGACAGCGCCGAGCCGAAGTCAGCGGCGGACTACCGGGCAATGGGGCTTCCGGCCAAGGAAGCAATCAAAGGCCCTGGAAGCGTGGAATATGGCATGAAGTGGCTCCAGCGGAGGAAGATTGTTATTGACCGCCGGAGGACACCAAACGCATATAACGAGTTTGTGAATTATGAGTATGAGCGAAATAAGGATGGAGAAATCATCAGCGGTTATCCTGATGAGAATAACCACCTGATTGACGCTACACGGTACGCTTTGGAACGAATATTCCGCAGGATGGGAGTAACAGCATGATGGAATGGAAAGATGCGATTAAGATAGTTGCGCTGATAGTGTTTGTCGCCGTACTTGCATTCTTAATAAAGTTACTTTTCTGGAAATTGGTGTTGGGGTAATAGCATGAACATTACCGAAAAACTAAAACAGCTCGGTTACTCCACCGTGCCAGAGGAGTTTTACCGCAAAGTACAGGAGTGGAAATCTTGGTATGTGGGCGACGTGAAGGGCTTCCACAGGTACAAGGTCAGAAACGGCACGAGCATGGTCAAATGCAAGCGCTTCACGCTTAACATGGGCAAGAAGATCCCGGAAGATTGGGCAAACCTTCTGATGAACGAGAAGGTGGAGATTACCATTGAGGGCCAGAGGGAACAGGAATTTGTTGACCATGTGCTCAAAGAAAACAACTTTCTGGTCAAGTCAAATGAAATGCAGGAGAAGGCATTCGCGCTCGGGACGGTGGCGTTTATTCCCCGTGTAGTGGGAATGAAGGCCACGGAAGAAGGCCCTGTTCCTGGTAGCGCTGACGGAATTGTGATGGATTATGTGACAGTAGAGCATATATGGCCGCTGGCGTGGCAGAACGGAATCATTACGGAGTGCGCCTTTGACAGCATCGTGACCGTCAACGGTGAGGATTATTGTTACCTCCAAATTCACCACAAAGTAGATGGCTTATACGATATTGAGAATCGCATCTATCATTACCGCAATAACAATGTGGATGCAGAACTGTCTTTGGCCGACATTCCAGGGTTTGAGGCAGTCCCTCCTGTGGTACATACCGGATCAGATCAGAGGCAGTTTGTTATTGACAGGCCTAATATTGCCAACAATTTTGACGATTCTCCGCTGGGGGTTTCTGTCTATGCAAACGCCATCGATGTTCTCAAAGGCGTAGATGTGGCCTATGATAGCTACGTCAATGAGTTCGTCCTTGGAAAAAAGCGCATCATGGTCAAGCCGTCTGCAACCAAAGACCTCGACGGAGAGCCATTTTTTGACCCGGACGACTTGGCTTACTATGTACTCCCGGAGGATGTAAGTGACGGTGCGGTCATCACGCCCATCGACATGACACTACGTACCCAGGAGCACAACACGGGCATCCAAGACCAACTGAATCTACTGTCCAGCAAGTGTGGCTTTGGAGAAAACCATTACCGCTTCGACCAGGGGAACATTACCACAGCCACCCAGGTCATCAGTGAAAACAGCACCATGTTCCGTACCATCAAGAAGCATGAAATCATTTTGGAACAGGCCATTACAGAGCTGTGTCATATCATTCTTCGGCTCGGTAATGCAGCCATGAACGCCGGTTTGGACGAAGAAGCTAAAGTGACTATTGATTTTGATGATTCCATTATTGAGGACAAGACCACGGAGCGAAATAATGACCGGCAGGACCTTGCGGCGGGCATTATGAACGACTGGGAGTACCGCATGAAGTGGTACAACGAGGACGAGGCTACGGCTAAGAAAATGCTGCCGAAGATGGAGGACATGACAACGGAAGGGGAGAACGAGATTGAATGAAATACCCATTCTCTCCCGAAGTTCTGGACTCTCTTCCAGAAGAATTGGCCGAGCTATACCGCAGTCTGGAAGCGACGCTCCTGGAGGAAATATGTTCTCGCCTGAAATTATCCGGCGAGCTGAACGAGGTCACGGTGCAGGATATACGGGCACTCCGCTCCCATGGCATTGACCTAAAGGGCATAGAAAAGGCCATCCAGAGCACCGCAAACATCAGCCAGCGGGACTTGCAAAAACTCTTGGACGACGTGGCGGAGCGGAACCAGCGGTACTACCAGGAGGTTATGGACATTGCGGGTGTAACGGCACCGGAAACACTGGTTAGCATCGAGGACACATGGGCTATCTACGAGCAGACCAAACAGACATTCCATAACATGACCGGATCTATGGGCTTTCTGGTGGACAACGGGCGGACGATGCTTCCCACGGCCAGGGCCTATCAATGGGCGCTGGATAACGCTGAAATGCAGATCACGAGCGGGGCCATCTCTTACAATCAGGCCATCAAAAGCGCCGTCAAACAGCTTGCGGATAGTGGTATCAAGATCGTGGATTATGAGAGCGGACACCGAGACCAAATCGACGTGGCAGCCCGCAGGGCGGTGATGACAGGCGTATCCCAGATCTGTGCCAAGTACACGGAGCAGAGTGCAGAGTATCTGGAAACACCTTATTTTGAAGTGTCCGCCCACATCGGGGCTCGGGACAAGGGTGTTGGCTGGCAAAACCACAAGGCATGGCAGGGCCGGGTGTACTCCGTAAGGACCAGGGACAAGTATCCGAGCATTTATGAGGTGTGCGGGCTTGGCTATGTGGACGGCTTGGAGGGTGCAAACTGCCGTCATATCAGGACTGCCTTTGCGGATTGTGTGATGGAGCGAACATATACCGACGAAGAACTTGCTCACATAGACGATGGGCACGACGTGGATTTTGAGGGAAAGCACTACACAGCTTATGAGGCCACACAGAAACAGCGGCAGGTCGAGCGAACTATCCGCAAACTGAAGCGAGAACAGACCGCATACAAGGCCGCAGGACTGACGGAGAACTACCAGGCGGTGACTGCCCGTATCCGGAGACTGAATCAGGAATACAAGGCGTTCAGCGAGGCGGCGGGGCTACCGTTACAAAGAGAAAGAATGCAGGGTCAATATCCGGAAGAGCTAACCAGCATAAAACAATTTTCCGGGCTGGAATCATATCAAGGGAATATAAAAATTGTCGGTAAATTCTCTTCCAGACAATATCAGGTGCAGCTTGACCCGCCGCAGATTAGCGGCGTGACAGACCACTTTGCAAACAACCTTACGATGAAACCGGATAGATCTGCATTGACGATTGAATCGTCGCAGAGTATCATAAATAACAGCAGGTTAGTTTTGTATCAGACTGACCGGAATACATTGAAATTCTTGGCAGATAGCGGTTATGTAGTTTTAAGCGTTGACGGGAAGATTGTAACAGCGGTCCCGGAAAAGCTAAGAAAGAAGTATCGGGACTATTTGGAGGGGAAATGATATGGCGAAAAATCACAATGATAAATGCGTTTGCCCTCTTTTTGGGCGAGAAATCCTATATGGAGAGTGCTATGAGGTCCAAGAAGTTCGGGAGGACGAGATGGACATGGAGCTTGCAATAGAGCCGTTTGACGTAGATAAAGCAAATGAAGTCTGCGAGAAGTGCAAGTGGTATGTTGTGGAGGGCAGCGCGTGATAAAAGAAATTAACGGGAAAACATGGTATTGCTGCCCGTACTGCGGGAAAGCTCTTTTCCCGGTTCGACCGGATACCAAAGTAGAGCACATGCCGTTTCGATGCAAGGCATGTAAGCACGACATGGAAGTAAATATCGCATAGAGCCAAGAGCCTGTGAGCCAAGAGCCATCAGTTTCCGAGGATTCCTCGGTGGTTGATGGCTCTTTTTGTTTTGCCGAGAGGCGTAAAACCGCAGGGCGACGGCCCTGACAATAAACGGAGGTAACTACTATGAGCGAACCTATCAATAATCCTACCCAGGCCCCTGCGCCGGAGCCCGCCCCTGCGAAGACCTTCACGCAGGAGGAAGTGGATGCCATGATCGGCAAGCGGCTTGCGAAAGCCATGAAGGGTATGCCCAGCGAAGAAGAGCTGACCGCCTACCGCACCTGGAAGGACGGGCAGGCCGGAGAGAAAGAACGCTGGGACAAGCTGACTGGCGAGAGGGATACTCTCTCCGGAAAGCTGACAACCGCAGAAGCGGAGAGAGACCAGTTGAAGCGTGAGTTGTATGTCCTGAAAAAGGGCTTGACCGGCGAGGAGGCGGAGTTCATCGCCTTCAAGGCAGGGAAGATGGTGGACGACAAGACCACCTTTGAGCAGGCCGTGGACGCGCTCACCGCCGACCGCAAGAAGACTTCCTTTGACTGGACTGCTCCAGTGGGCGGAGGGACGCAAAAAACAGGAGAAAACGATGTAATGAACGCCCTGATCCGGGGCGCACTGAAATGAAAGGAGAACATAAATGGCTGTTGACATTATCGACAGAAGTAAACTTTCCGGGCTTATTCCCGAGCCCGTAACCCGTGAAATTATCCAGGGGGCCGTAACAGAGTCCGCTGTGCTGCGGATGGCCCGCCGACTGCCCAACATGACCAGTAAGACGCAGACCCTCAATGTGCTGGATGCACTGCCTACCGCCTATTTTGTAAACGGTGAAGCTACTACCGGAGCAGCCGACTCTAAGGCATCCCTCAAAAAGACCACCAACATGGCGTGGGACAAGAAGAAAATCTACGCCGAGGAAATCGCCGTCATCGTCCCCATTCCTGAAGCGGTGTTGGATGATAGCGATTACGATATCTGGGGCGAGGTGCGGCCCCGTCTTCAGGAGGCATTCGGAAAGGTCATCGACGCCGCTATTCTGTACGGCACGGACAAGCCGACTTCTTGGCGTGATGGCCTTGTCCCTTCTGCCACTACCGCAAGCGCTGTTGTGACCGCTACCAGCGACATTTTCAAGGACATCATGGGCGAGGGCGGCGTGATTGCCAAAGTGGAGGAGAGCGGCTATATCCCCAACGGCGTAATGGCGGCTATCCAGATGCGCGCCAAGCTGCGCGGCCTTGTGGATAAGAACGGTCAGCCCATTTTCAAGACCGATATGCAGGGGGATACCCGCTACGCGCTGGACGGCATGAGCATGTACTTCCCCGTGAACGGTGCTTACGACCCGGAGGAATCCCTAGCTATCGTGGGCGACTGGAGCCAACTGGTCTACGCCATTCGGCAGGATATGACCTTCAAGATTTTCGACAGCGGCGTGGTACAAGATCCCACCACTGGCAATATCCTTTATAACCTGATGCAGAACGACATGGTGGCCCTCCGCGCCGTCATGCGGCTGGGCTGGGAGATTCCCAACCCCATCAACGCCTTCAACGTCGGCAATGAGAACGCCTTCCCTTTTGCTGTTTACGCACCGGCGGGGGGTTAATAGGGTCTGACACTTTAACGCTATTCCCCAGCGGTCAGGCCCTATTGGGGAAACAGGTCTCCGATTTGGTCGGTGATGATCTGGCGGTAAAGGCTGATGGCTCTGTGGTTGGGACATTCCATTATGTCTCCGACTATACAGAGTTTAGTAGCGTCCCGGAGGAACAGAGCGGGTATTATTTCCCGTTCCACCTGACCAAGACAGGGACCAAAATGACATTCAAGAAAAACGGTTCTCCCACAAAGGAAAACATCCCGTTTGACGCAGATATTGTTTTCAGGGTGAGCAAGGATGACACTTTCGATGTGCTTGTTGATGATTCCAGCGTGGTGAAATTTAGTTTCACTGGGGCGACGTTTGAGCCGCAGGCTAAGACGAAAGCCCGTGCGAAGAAGTAAGGGGGCGGCCTGATGGCTTACGCAGATTATGAGTATTACACTGCTGCGTATCTAGGCACGGCTATCCAAATGGCTGACTTCCCTCGTCTGTCCATGCGTGCAAGTTCCTTTCTGGACTACTACACGCAGGGCCGTGCGGCTCAAAACAAAGAGCTGGACGCAGTAAAGATGGCTTGCTGCGCCGTGGCAGAACAGTACCAGAGCATCGACCTTGCCCAGCAAGCGGCCCTGAATGCCCTTAAAAACTCCGCAAATGCTGGAGAGACTGGAGAGTTGCAAAGCCAAAGTGTGGGTAGCTGGTCCAAGACCTACCGAAGCGGCGGTGAAAGTGCCCAGCAGGCCGCGACAGCGGCGCAGTCGGCACAAACACATCTTGCATTTGTTGCAGCGCAGTATTTGGTCGGTACGGGCCTTCTATACCGTGGAAGGGGGTGCGGCTATGGACATGTTCCCCCATGTTGTGACGGTCTATAACACCTACGTTGAGACGGACCATTCCACCTTTGAGGAGACCACAGTGAACCACATCACTGTCCTACGGGGAGTCCTTCTGGATGCCTCTAAGGGTTCCAATGTAACCAAGAGCGGGCTGGAAAGCGCGGATGCAGTCAACCTGTACATTCCATTTTCGGTTGAGGCGTTGGACGGTGTGACAGGCATCCAAAGAAGGTATGTCGGGCCAGTCGAGTTCTGGAAAGCAGATGATAAAAGCGACCTATGGACGCTCTCTGTGGCCCGTGATAGTTTTTTCATCAAGGGTGAGGCTATACACCCGGAATGGACGGTACAGACCATAGAGGCCGACTACGACGGTGTGTACGATATTACTAAAGTCGATGAAAAGGACTTCGGCGGTGAAATGGCTCACTGGGAAGTTGGTGGGGTTTAATGCTGAAATTCAGTTTCCGCGCCGAAGGGCTGGAGGCAATCAGGGACAAGTTGGATGAGGAGTGCACCAAAGCGGAGCATATTGTGGCACTCCAGGTGCGGAAGGACACATCACCATATGTTCCGATGCTTACCGGATCATTGGACAAACGGACGCGGGTAGATGGTTCAGAAGTGATTTACCCAGGCCCATATGCACGCTACTTATATTTTGGAAAACTAATGGTAGACCCGGCTACAGGTAGCAGTTATGCATCAAAGGGCACAACAAAGGTCTTGACTGACAAAAACCTTGTATTTAATACAGCATCACATGCGCAGGCACAATCCCATTGGTTCGAAGCCAGCAAGGCCGAGAATTTGGATAACTGGATTCGGACGGCGGATAAGGCGGTGAAACGTGAACTCTGAGAAAAAAGAGAAACCCCGCATGCTGGCGGCGACAGAAGAAGTGGATAAAATCTCCCGCTCCATGCGGGTGTGGGCCAATACCTTCCCGGAAAAGCCGGTGGACATCATTAAATATGAGTTTCTGTCCGCTGACCAGGGAGACGAGACCGGTATGGCATTGTCTACCATCCAGGGGACCTATATCACAAAGCGGTTCATCCTGGGCGGCTATCAGGCGGAGTACCAATTCAAACTAATTTATCGTATTAAGCCTGGGCGCAGCAACGACAAGCGCCTGGAGGCTGACGAGCTACTGGACCACTTCGGTGACTGGGCAAGAAAAAATCTTCCTGATTTGGGAGACGAGATTCGGGCGCTCCGAGTTGAGCCCACCACACAATCCTCTAAATTTGCCGCTTATGAGGACGGTTATGAAGACTACCAGATTTTGATGAAACTGACATATGAAGTTGGCGTTTGAAAGTCCAATGGTATTAAGTCAAGGGGATAATACGAGAAAATTTTGAGGAAAAGTAAAGCAAAACGGATGTTTAGAGTGCAAAAAGGCAACACCCAATAAAGCCCTGCCCCTATAATTTTTGAAACAGGGCCTTGGCGTCAGAGAGGCAGGCGATATCGCTTAGCCCTCCGGCGGGATATACAGGCGGTTGTCCTTCAGCAGCCGAAAGACCAACCGAACCAGTTTTCTGGCAGTTAAAGCGAGTGCGCGTTTGTGCTGGTACTTGTTAACCTCTTTGAATTTGAGGTCATAGTAGCGCCGGAACTCGGAGTCGCATCTTCTCACAGAGTTGGCAGCTTCCAGGAGGTAGTAGCGGAGATAGCGGTTGCCTGATTTAATCATCCGGGAGTGTTCTGCTTCAAATTCACCGGACTGGTGCTGTGTCCAGACAAGGCCGGCAAACTTGGCGACAGAGGCTTGGGAAGCGAAACGGTGGATATCGCCAATTTCAGCGATAATACCGGCGGAGTAAACCTTGCCAACGCCTGGAATAGAGGTCAGGGTATTTGGGATAATCTCAAACTGTTGTTCAATGGCTTTGTCCAGAACCTTGACCTGTTCTTTCAGCGCCCGCATGGAGGCGATAGAAACGGCCATGGCCTGGTTCACGGTGTCGTTCACTGTTTTAGGCAGACGGTAAGAACCTCTGGCCGCAGCCTGTACAGCCTTAGCGGTGGATTCTGGATCTGCAAATCTGCCACGCCCCGTTTCAGCAACAAAGGCAGTCAGGTCATCCAGATCAGCATTTGCCAGGTTGTCTACCGTTTCAAACCGCTCCATGAGTGCAATGGTGGTGGCGCTGGTATTCTGAATACCCTTGTCCTGAGCCATGCCGGAGCATTTCAGAAATAAGTAGTTGGCAAACCGCTGCTTCTCGCGGGTCAGATTCTGAATGACATCAAATCTTGCCCTGGTAAGGGTTCTAAGTGCCTGGTAGCGATAGTCGTCCATATAAACCTCCTTGGCAATCCTGCCGAAGCGGAGATGGTCGGCAATCACAAAGGCGTCCACCCAGTCGTTTTTTGGCAGGTCAGGATAGGCTTCCTTGAACTTTTTGACCTGTTTCGGATTGAGGACATGGATTTTCCGCCGGAACCGGCCCAGACCGCCATCTTCACGAAGAGCATAGACCAAATTGTCCCCGTAGATGGAGGTAGCCTCCAGGCCAATCACCACATCACTGAGCCGCATAGAGCTGAGTGCCGACACGATTCTCTCTGACAACAGTTTAGCACCACCGAGGTTGTTCTGCACGGAGAAGCTGGAGTGTTTGCTGCCGTCCGGCTTCATCAGGTAGGCTACATTGTTCTTGCTGCTCACATCAATGCCAACGAATAGTGGATTCACACTTTTCACCTCCCCTCGTGGAGATTTCAGGCCAGCAGGCTTTGAGATACCCATGATAACCGGAGCATCTGGCAACCTCGCATATCAGAATCATTCCGGAGCAGACCAATGCGATATCCCTCACTGCTGAAAGGGCGGTCTTGTCTTCGGCAAACAGCCAATGAGTTTGCAGCTAACTTCCGGCTCAGGGGGACGGACTTTCAATGAAGCAGCCTTGTGGCTCAACGAGGAGCAAAAGAACTTGACCCTACTGTCCTACAGCTATTGTATCACGGGTATCTCTAAGCCTGTTGGTTACACGGAGTGAACTAAGCAGATACACTTAAAATCATCTGCAAATCTTATTATACGAGGAGCAATAAAATGGCATTTCTCATTCAGCAGGTAGACGGGGGCAGAATCCCCGGCATCGAGTACCTGCCCGCAGGAGCCATCACCCCTAAAGTGGGTATGGCCCTGACACAGACAGGGGGCAATCTGGCGGTGGCCAGCGGCACCACTACCCCCACCTACATCAGCATGGTAGAGAAGGAAACGGCCTGCACCGCGGGAGACATCATCCCCGTGCTGCGGGTGCTGCCCGATATGATGTTTGAGACCACCTTCCAGGCCGACGCATCGGCCATCAAGCTGGGCGACAAGGTGACGCTGCACACCGACGGCCTACAGGTCACCGCCACCAAGACGAACGGCGTGGCCGAGGTGGTTGGAATGGACGGCACCGCCGCATCCGACCGGGTGCGCGTCCGGTTCCCCGCCGTGGTGAACATCACGCAGAGCGGCGGTTAACAGAAGGGAGAGAAGATATATGGCTGGTATTACGTTTACCGAAGGCTCCGGCCTCCAGGACAGCATTTTTGGTAAGTCCCAGGCCCCGATCCGCATGTTCCTGGAGAAGCGGGGCGAGGCGTTCGAGCAGCAGAGTATGCTCAAGGAGCTGTTCAATATGGAGAGCTCCAACAAGTGGGCCGAGAAGATGGGCACCATGACCGCCATGGAGGGCTTCCAGCCCGTGGGCGAGAACGGAACCTATCCCCTGGACAGCATGCAGGAGGGCTTCGACAAGACCCTGGAGCACATGACCTGGAAGGACTCCTTCTCCATGTCCCAGGAGATTGTGGAGGACGCAAAGCTGATGGATCTGCGCAAGCGGCCCGCCCAGTTTATCGCCGGGTATTACCGCACCCGGGAGAAGTTCGGCGCGGCCCTGTACGGAGCGGCCATCACGGGCAAGACCTCCGTCAGCTTCCACGGCCGCACCTTTGACGCCAAGGGCGCGGACGGCAAGGCCCTGTTCGACAAGGCCCACCCCTCTGCCCTGGAGCGCAACAAGGGGACCCAGTCCAACCAGTTTGCGGACGCCTTCTCCAACGACGCCCTCGGCGCTATGGAGACGGCCATGCAGGACTTCCGTGGCGACAACGGCGAGATCCTGGATGTGGCCCCCGACACCATCCTGATCCCAAACAACTACAAGCTCAAGAAGGACGTGTTCGCCGCCATCGGCGCGGACAAGGACCCCACAACCTCCAACAACGGCTTTAACTATCAGTATGGCCGGTGGTCGGTGATCATCTGGCCCTACCTCAACCAGTTCATTACCGCCGATACGTCTCCCTGGGTGCTGCTGGACAGCCGGTACAACGAGCAGTACGGTGGTGCCATGTGGTTTGACCGCGTGCAGCTCAACGTGCGCAGTGAGATTGACCCCGGCAACGACGCCAACGTGTGGAAGGGCCGCGCCCGGTTCACCGCGGGCTTCAACGATTGGCGCTTCGCCGCGGTGGGCGGCGTAAGCGGCGGCACTCAGCTTATCAGCGGCTGACAGCACAAAGGCCGGGCGGCGGGTTTGCCGCCGCCCGGTTTTCAGATAGGAGGGATAGCATGACCGTAGCTCAGGTGATACAGGCGGTGGACGCAGTCAAGCCGAACGCCTTTTCCAACGAGGAAAAGACCCGGTGGCTCAATGAGGTGGAGGGGATGGTGCAGACGGAGGTGCTTCTGTTTGCCAGCGAGGAGGTCATCACCTACTCCTACGAGCAGGACAAGGACGCGCAGCTTCTGGTACAGCCGCCCCACGACAAGCTCTATCCGGCCTATCTGGAGGCCCGTGTGGACTATGCCAACGGGGAGTATGAAAAGTACCAGAACACGATGCAGATGTTCAACGCCTTTTTCGGCGAGTTTATCCGGTGGTTCGCCCTGACCTACAGCCCGGCGGACACCCACGGGGAGGTCTACTATGGAGTGTAACGAACAGGGAAAGCGCTGGCGCGGCTACTATATCACCGCCTACGGAATCGCCGTTAAGCACGGATTCAAGGGCACGGAGGCGGAGTGGCTGGAGACGTTGAAGGGCGACAAGGTGCAGCTCCGCTACAACGAGGACACCAAGACTCTGGAATGGAAATATGAGGACGCGGACGAATGGCTCGAACTCATGGATATCAATGCGCTCCAGGGAGAGGTCGTCACAGAGGTGCTCGAACAGGCTACCGCCGCAAAGGAGGCGGCGGAAACAGCACAGGCGGGTGCGGAAGCGGCGCAGGAAGCCGCCGAGTCGGCCCGGACGGGTGCGGAAACCGCCGCGGCCTCTGCGGCTG